GGGACGAAGCACATTGATAAAAACTCGACCTTGCACAAATCCTCCTCTAGGGGAGCCGTCTTAACAGTGATTCCCTCTCGCAGCACAGTGGCTGCAAACCGCTCAGAAAACTCGGGGGCCGAAACCCCGCAAGCCTCGAGCAGCTCGTCGTCGAATGCGATCACCGCGTTGTCCCCGTATATGCTAAACTCCATTCTTTGAACCATCTCGCTAAAGAGGCTCTTATCCTGAAGCATCGCATATATGGCTGACCCCACAACACGAGCGGTAAGTCTGTCCGTGTTTTGTGTGGTGTCATAGCAACCGGTAGGGTTCAGGTTAGGGCAAACCTGGACGTCACCAGCCTGCGAGACAACAACCTTGTTGGTGTAGAACGCCTCAAGGACGTCGAGATATTCGTAGAGCTCGGGGGAGGAGTAACGCTTCCGTAGGTCCGTGAGTCTTTGAAAAAACCTCACGTCGAAACAAAACTCTGCTCCCTTCAGATCCAAGCCCAACTTCCACCTCTTTGTCCTAAGACGCACTGCCAGCAAGTCCCAGTCCATACTTGTGACGTTGAGACCACACATGTACGGACCAGTAAGGAAACACTGGTTGGAGGCGACATGCCACTGATATCCGGCGGCAACAGCGATCCACTGCACATCTATAGGAACATTGCAGATACCTCGCTGATCACCAGCCTGGATCTTCAGCAGCTTAGCCACCTCATCCTTGTCAAAGAGCTTGACGAGAGCAGGGACCACCCCCGTCGAGCGCCAACAAGCAACCAGATCATCCACCGCGGCCTTCAAAACTGGCATGGGAACATCACTCTTCCGATTGTAACTCAACGACCAAGGAAACCCTGGCGATTTGTCGCTATCGATCAACACCCGATAAATTGCATCGGGCGCAAGGGGCGCGTAAGGACGCCCAAAGTTGTTCTCCAAAAAGATTACTGACTCAAAGTGATCGACCAAGCTCCAACCTGCCTCATACTCCTTGATGCGCGAAAGTTCGCGCGCCTTAGAAGCAGAGTAGCTGTACTTAGCCCAAAACCTCTTCGTCATGTCAGCCATTGAAAACTGCGGCAGCACCCACACCTGTTGCTCCCACCTAGGCAGGTCAGAAATGACCCTGAGGCGAGAACTAGGGCGCGAGTGCACTGTGACCTTATCACCCTGGGCTCCGACTTGGAACTGGAGCCCGACCCTGGCATAATGGTCACACGCCCACCGGAGACAGTCAGTGACAGCTACTGTCTCGATGGAAAATCCTGAAAGAGGCGCCTCGGCAAGAGTTGCACTCGGTTGGCGATTTCACCGCCATCGAGCGTCACATTACCGAGGTGGATACCAATGAGGCGTCCAGAGGTGTCGAAAACAG